TGTTAAAACAGGATTCCACACTTCAACCTCATAATCATCTTCCATCATGTTGAAATGCCAAAATTCTCTGTCTGTAACAAGAGAATCTCTAAATGCAGTTACTTCTAACTCACGCATTGTAAATCTTTCTTCATCTACTTTGTGCAAGTGAGTAGCCCACTCTTCAATCATGGATCTGTAAGACTTTTTAAAGAACTCTTCTATTTCAGGTAATGTCTTCAAGTTTTCAGGAGAAGTCATTTGTTCTATCTGCTTAGCTTGTTCTTGGTCTTGTGGGTTTAACCCCATAGATTCTATCTGTTGTTGCATCTTCTTTTCAGCTTCTGCAAGTAAAGTTTCTTCTATCATTTGGCGTTTCTGCTCCAACATTTCATTGTAAGATGTGTCATCCACAGATCTATACATGATTTTGTCATTGCGTTTTGCAAACTCTCCAATCATCACATTGATAATATTTGGAATGATTGGGAAAAATTTTAACTCAAATGCTGATTCATCTTCTTTGGTAAGAACATCAACAAGTTCAGCCATATCATTATCCTCTTCTACAATGTAATCTGATTTATCAATGATACCAGAAGCTAGTTTATAATTCTTAAGCAACTTGCGTGCATTACGTCTGATTTGTTTAAGACCTTGCATCTCAAACCAATCCATGTTCCATGCTCCCCAAGCCTCATTCTTATCCTTTGCTGGCAAAAATTGTATAGGTTGAGTAAATGTACCCATCTTGTTATGGTCAACCTTTGCCCCATTTTTTAATTGTAGTGCGTTAAAAACTTGCATATCATCTTATATTTTTAAATGCATTCCTTGGTTTCTTGTTCAGATTGGAAGTAGTTTGTGATTGCATTCCAACATTACGAAAAGGATTCATAAATAAGTTACTATTTTTATTTCTGTTTTGCAAATCATCAGTTTCTGATTCAACACGTTTTGTAAAACCTCTGTTAGATTCTTGTACTTTAGCAAAAGCTACTAATGCACAGAATGCTACAAGTCTATCCACGTTGAGTCCATCTCTGTATGCTTGCATTTCTTTCAAGAGCATAATGTCTGGTATTCTCTCTACCCCAAAGGTAACTTTTATAATGTCACCATTAGGTTTTGTTTCAACATCAAGTTCTTCTTCAAGAAATTGTACTGCATATGACACAAGATTTGCCTTAAATAATGTACCTGTATTTTTCCAACCATACTCTTGAAACACGTTAGCGTTACTCTTAAGCTCTTTCAAGAACATGATTTGATCTTTAGGCACAAGATACTTTTGCTTTCTTCTTGATATCATGTACTGTATAAACAAATGTACGTTGTTTTCTACGATTGTCCACGCATTGTAGTACTCAATTATCAATTCAAGTCTTTCATGCGTTTTCTTAAGGTCATCAAATCTACCACACCAAGATGCTACAATTTTATCTCTTTCAAGTCTAGATTCAATCTGACCATCAGCTTTATTGTAGGTTACTTGCTGCATTGTTTTGTAAACAAATATAGAACACAATGATTCTGAAGTAGTTGTCTTTCCTTCTGAGACAGGGTCAATAGAAGCATAGTACATACCCCATTTTGGATTCTTAATAGGTTTCTCATAAATCACAATAACTCCTTCTTTGTCTTGAGTTTTTGGTGATATAGGAAATTCCATTATTGGAACCTTTCTTGAAGGTTTAGATGTAATTACATATTGACTATCAATTTCATCTCTTATCAAATCTACATATTCTGTAGGGTATTCTTTATCTTCAATTCTGCGTATCTGCTGTGCTACAAGATGTTCAGGAAATCTTGCTTCTTTTCTATAATCAAAAGCCTCTTTAATGTTGATTGGCTTTTGAGAGATACGTAGTCTATAATCTTCAGGTTTAAGTTTTTTCTTCCAGTCTTCTCTTTCTGCAAGAATCATCTCTATGGCAATTTCTACTTGAGAATTTCCATATTCATCAATGCATGGAAGCATTGACCATTGCTCAGGTATAAATAATCCACACATACCTGATGTGCCATGTTCATCTAAAAGATTTGTGGTCACAGCCATTACATCTTTTGAATCAGGATTCATTATCATCTCTCTCAGTGGCTCACACTGCTCTAAATCCCCCACAGATCCTGCTACCACAAACATACCAGTATACATCATACCTGATTTCATTGCTGGTAGTAAGTACTCTATGGTAGTACCCATTTTTGGGGCAATTCCTGCCTCCTCATGGAAGAATAAAGTACAAGGACCCCCAACACCATTGGTTGGATCTTTTTCAAGCACAAGGCCAATCAATACAGATTTTAAACCTATATCTACTTTTCTACCTCCTTGTGTTGTTTCTGCTTTTTGTTCCCAGTTAAGAACTTTATCTGGGTTACATGGTCTATACCATGCAGTGTGTTTGTTTAGGAAGTTTCTATACTCTTCCATAAAACGCCAAGTTCCTTTCTCATTGATATAATCTTTCAGGGAACCAGCCATTTTGGAAACAGAACCTTCTTCAAACCAGAATAGGTTTATGATTTTTCCAGCATGATAATATGAAGATGCAATCTGACGTTTCTTCAATATTGCTGCATGCTTGTTTGATAGTTTTGCAATCTCCTCATACAGAGCCATGTGGTATTGTGCGTCACGCACATCAGCAAATGTAAACTTGTTTACCTCTTTGTTATAGATAGGTAAGAAGTTCAACCACATGTAATAATCTCTTGGCAAGTACCAAGTTTTCTTTTTATGTTTTATGATAACACCATTTCTACATTTGTTTTTCTGGTCATTCCAGTATTCAATAAAATCTCTTGAACGCTCAGGGTATATACAATAAAGTCTGGTCTTGTTAAATTTCCTTGCTTGATCATTGAACATAAGTGAACTTTCATCAAACTCATATTGACCAGGCTCTTTGAAAATAGGCATAAGATACTCAAGTAATTCAGCTTGTGTATCAAAGGTGGTTGTAGACCAGGTGTCTGTCTCAAAAGTATATGTTGGTATTTCTCTAAACATAATTATACGTTTCTTACAATTAAAACTACACTTCTAGCATCAGCAAAATTCCATGCAACTCCCATTACTGTGTAGGTACTATCCTTGCCTAATTTTATCATATCTCCTCTTCTAGGTACTTGTGTCATATCTCTTTGGATTATTACATCTCCACCTATATGTCTTACTTGCACAATGTAATTAAAACTGGTCGTATGCAAGGTTTTGTCCACCTCTGACTTGACTTTTTTGTTCTTCCATAAGGTCTTTATACGCTCCTTTGTATGAGCCACGAATCTGCTCAAATTTTGCAGCTGCATTGACCAACGCTGTGATATTACCATCTCTGCCATCTTTAATTTTTGTTGTTTCCATGTAATCTGCTAAGGCATCTAACATATGTTTGATACCCATGTATGCTCTGTAGGAAGGGGTTTCATACAACCTTTTACAAAAGTTTAATGCTGCGACAATCTCATCATCCTCAGTAGAAAACTCTGCTTCAAGCTGTGTAAGTATCAAATCTTCTTTTTCATACTCAATAGAGTCAAAGAAAGGATTGATATCAGGGTTAGGACATGTCATGTAGAACAGATAACTGTATATCTTCATATACTCTTCTGGATAATTGTCCATTATCCTTTTGAGAGCTATAAGATTATAGCAATGTTCTGTTGGAACAATCATTCCATTTTGTAAATCAAATAATTTAACTGACATTGTCTAATAGTATATATTTTTTTAACTCATTGTAACTCATTGCAATGATCATGCCTAGTCCACTTTTGAAGTGAACAAACACCTCATCCTCAACTACTTCATCATCTTCATCAATCAGCTTTCTAATGCTTTCAATATTTTTTGTATCAAAAGCAATGTCAGCCATCATCTCATCATCCTCTAGATTATGTAATCCAAGGTCTGACAACTTATTTTCTTTTATCAAGAAGTATTTACTTTCTAACCACATGTCTATTTCTTTTTAGATTTAACAACATCTCTATTAGTCTTTAACCAGTTAAAGATAGCAATAACTTCTTCTTTTAGGTATGGTAATGTGAAAGGAATTATTTCTTTAACAATAGGTTCACCTTGTGCGTTAAGTTTTGTAACAGGATATCCAAATTCATCTTCACTTTCTGTCTCAAACAACACATGGTGTATGATCAAACTTCCAGGTTTTAATTTTGGATTGT